GTGAACGCTACGTTGACTTCAACAAAGGCGGCTACACCGAACAAGTCGTTTTTGGGTCAAAGCCTTACAAGTTAATGGTGGTGCAATCCACCGACGCTGCAGGCGTAATTTACGACCATGCCGGGCGCAACACGTCAAGCCTTTTCGTTACCAACCTCACCAAAGAGGAAGGCGGACAACCCCGCGTAATTGACAAAGCCGTAGAAAAAAACAAGCCCGCCGTACAAAAAGACGTTGAACTAGTTATTGACGACGTTGAAAAAATGACCAACCGCAACCTAAAAAGGCGTACCCGCTAATGGCTATAAATATCCCAATTATTACAACCTTCAGCGACGCCGGCATTGGTGCAGCCGAAAAGGTATTTAAAAAGTTTGGCAAAACTGGCGTGCTTGTTGGCGCTGCCGTTACCGCCGCGTTTGGTGCAGCTGCCGTTGGTATCACTAAAGCGTTACAGGCTGCAGCCGAGGACCAAAAAAGCGTTGCCCTTTTAGACAAACAACTTCGCAACAGCGTTGGCGCAACCAAACAAATGGTAAGCGCTACCGAGGATTTCATAACGCAAATGCAATTTGCTTCCGGCGTGGCCGACAGTCAACTTAGGCCGTCGCTTGCCACACTTGTTAGAGCAACAGGGGATTTAACCCAAGCCCAAGACTTGCTTGGACTAGCCCTCGACCTGTCGGCAGGCGCCAACGTTGACTTGGAAACAGCCAGCCTCGCATTGGCTAAAGCCCAAAACGGCCAACTAGGCGCATTAACAAAACTTGGCATAGCCCTAGACCCTGCAATTATTAAAAGCAAAGACTTTGCATTAGCCCAACGCGAACTTGAAAAGCAATTTGGCGGTGCAAGCGCGGCAGCTGCCGGAACGTTTGAAGGTCAACTACGACGCCTAAACGTGGTGTTTGACGAAGTAACCGAAAGCATTGGTTATGCAATCCTTAACAACCGTTACTTCAAAGACGCGCTAGACCGCTTGCCGGGTGCTGCACAAGCCGCGGTTGACGCTTTTGGTAAAAAAGGTATTGGCGGTGCGTTTGACGCTTTCGTTGACAACATGGGCATAACCGGGCTTTATGTTCGCAAGTTTACTTTGGCCGTTGAATTGCAATTTGCCAAGATGAAGTTGACGGTTGAAAACACTATTTACGGTTTGTCGCTTGGTATGTCGCGACTTATTGGCATTTCTGCAGACATGGGCGAAACGTTAGGCGAACTTGGTTTAACCCAAGTGCAAGAATTGCAATTGCGTTTTGACAGCGTTTTACGTTCTATTGACGATACCAACGCCGCTATGCGCGCAACCGAAGCCGAAGCGTCGCGACTAGGTGGCCAAGCCGACGTGTTAAGCCCGAAGGTAGATGGCATTACAAAAGGCTTTGAAGGCATGGGTAGCGGTGCCGGTGGCGCTTCCAAAAAGGTAAACGAACTTTACGGGACCATAAAAGACAAATTGGCCGAAGCCTTAGACGAAGCAAAAACACAACTTGGCGACGCGCAAACCGCGTTTGCCGATTTTGGTAAAAGTGTTGGCGACAGCATTTCCGACGCTTTTAATTTTGGGGACGCTAAAGACGCTGGCGACGAAACAGGGGCAGGCTTTTTAGCCGGGCTTTCGGACCAAGTTGCAGGGGTAAAACAGTACGCAAACAACGTGGACTTGTTGCTTACCCGTGGATTGTCACTAGACGCGCTTAACGCCGTTTTAGACGCGGGTGGACAGGCAGGGGCAGCAATTGCCGCCGAACTTGTTTCAGGCGGTCAGGAAGCCATTACAGGCCCCAATGGCGTAAACGCTTTGGTTGCCACGGTCCAAGATGTAGCCGACAAACTAGGCCTAGACAGCGCCAGCCGTTTCTACCAAGCCGGCGTTGACCAAGGCACCGCCCTAGTCGCAGGCCTTGAAAGCGTTTTAGCCAAGTACGAAAAGATACTTGCCAACCCAAACCTAAGCACCAAACGCTTGCAAGGTTTATTGGACCAAGCTCAAACAGACATTGCCTTTACCAAAATAACGGCAGGTCAAGCCATTGCTACCCCGGCACCTAGCCAGTCGAGCGTGGCAAGCATTGCCGAACACCAAGCAATGCGTGGCAGTAGCGCGCCAATTACCGTAAACGTTAATGGTGGCATGGCAACTAGCGCCGAAATTGGGCGCGTTGTAGCAGACAGCCTTAAAGCCTTTACCCGCCAAAACGGCCCGCTTGAAGTACCTACGGTTGGCTATCGCTAATGCCCGGAAGTGTCATAACCCAAGCAGGCAACTATTCGCTTTTAATAGAAACAGGCTTTGACGTCGGCAGTTTCCAATTGGATAGCGACATTAAAGGCCTTTTAGACGGCGTTTACCCGTTAGGGCCAACAACCGACTTTGCCGACGTAACAGACAGCACCACACAAATAAGCATTAGGCGCGGGCGTCGTGACATTGGGGACCAATTCGCAGCTGGCACAATGACCTTTACCATTAACGACGTGGACGGGATTTTTAACCCGTTTGACGAAAATGGACCGTTTTACAACACGCCCGAAGCGTTGCCGGGTTTAGCCCCATTGCGCGCCGTTGAACTAATCCGCTACGACATTGCCGACAATCCCGAATACTTGTACCGCGGAAAAATTGTCAACTATAACTACAACTTTTCATTGGACGGCCTCGACACCGTTACCGTTTATTGCTCGGACAATTTCTATTTGCTAAGTCAGACGTTTATGGACGAACTAAACGTTGCCGTAGAAACATCAGGCGAACGCATAGAAACCGTTTTAGACCTACCCGAAATTGACTACCCGGCAGGCGCAGCGCGCAACATTGACATTGGCACCGTTGACCTAGGCCACGACGCCGCCTACACCGTGCCAGCCGGTACAAACGTGTTGGCATACCTATTGCAAATAAACCAAACCGCCGAGTTTGGCCGTTTTTTTGTGTCGCGCGACGGCGTCTTGACCTTTACCCCAAGGGTCGGGCAGACGCTTAGCGGTCCCGTAATTGACTTTATGGACGACGGAACAGGCGTTCCGTACACAAACCTTGGCATTACCTTTGAGGCCGACAGCGTGACCAACAGGGCTTACGTTGAAAACCTTGGTACAGCCAACGCCACCGCCGACGACCTTGCAAGCCAAGCCGCCTTTTTTGTGCAGACATACAGCATTACAAACAGTTTGCTTGACGACACCGAACTAGCAACAGCAGCAACCTACCTTTTGGACGGCACCCCCGAAGCGCGTTACAACAGCATAGAAACCGTATTTGGTGCCCTCACTAACGCCCAACGGGACACCGTGGCAACAATTGACATTTCGGACACAATCAGTATTCAACGCACTTTTGTTACCGGGTCCACAACAACCACGTTGGCGCAGGAACTTTCGGTAGAGGGCGTCGAGCACGTAATTACTTTGGACGGCCACCGCGTTGCCTTGTTTACAAGCCCTACAACGATTGTGTTTGAACTGATACTTGACTCAGCCGAATTTGGAATTATTGACGCGCTTAACGTGCTTGGGTGAATTAGGCTAAAGACATGGGCGCGAACGCACAAATAGCAGTACCAAGTTTTACAGCCGGGCAGGTGTTGACCGCCGCGCAACAAACACAAATAAATACGGGCATACCCGTCTTTGCTACCACGGTTACGCGTGACGCGGCTTTTGGTGGCACAGGCGAAAAGGTTCTTGCCGAGGGACAGTTTGCTTACATTGAAGCAACTAACACAACGCAGTATTACGACGGCGCGGCATGGCAGACAGTAGGCGCTACCCCCGGATTAACTTGTGTAAAAGCAGAAACAACCGTGACGGCAACTAACAGCGTTACAGCCGACAGCGTTTTTACTAGTTCATATACAAACTATTTGCTACTTATTAACTACACAATTAGCGGTGCCGGGCAATTGCGTTTTAAGTTGCGTACCGGTGGAACGTCTGCGTCAACTAACTACAACTTCCAAACGGTGGAAGGTAACGGAACTTCACTAACAACGTCTACGGCAGCAAGCCAAACGAGTTATTTAGTTGGCGCGTATGGTTCAGGTTTGGAAGCTGCAGCAAACGTGCAACTGTTTGGCCCACAGTTGGCAAAAGCCACTACCGTTATGGTTGGTAATACCGCCGCCAACGGCGCTTTAACCGTGCCGCTTTATGAGCAATGGTATGGAAACCACTCAACTGCAACCGCTTACGATGGCATAGAAATTTTTACAAGTGGCACCAACTGGACTGGCGTTTATGCCATTTACGGGTATTCAAAAACATTATGAGCACATACAAAATTAACGACAACGGTGTTGAACGTGACATGACCGAAGCGGAAGCCAAGGCATTTGAAAAAACACTAAGCGATAGCGTAAAAGACCAAGCCGCTATTGAAATTTTAAAACAAGCCAAATTAGAAGCCAAAAACGCCGTACTTAAAAAGTTGGGTTTGACCGCTGACGAGGTGGCGGCGCTGATTGCGTAAG